CCGTGAGTTCTTGCGACTGTTTGATGAAATTTACACAAAAGACTTGGTCTGTCGTTACCGTACATTCACTGCCAAAGTGCGTGGTACGTTGGGCAGTGGAGCGCAGTGGACTAGTTCAGCCAACGGAGTCCTCAACCTTCTGCTCTCTTCGTACCTCCGAGCTACAACCGACAGACCTTGTTCAAGCATTGCTGAGCGTGTTGCGTACGCAGCCACAGTGCCAATGGTCTTCGAAGGCGATGATGGTCTGGTCGGAGGAGGTTGTTTCTCAGATCGACTCATCACAGGCCTCGGGCTCATGCAAGATGGAACACCACAGCTTAAATCCATTCTTCACGCAAGCGCAACACTCGCTTCTTTCTGCGGAATCATGCAATGCAGCTGTGGCCGAAATCTCTCCGACCCAGCAAAGCATCTCACAAAATGTTTCGTCTGCCCAGCATACACCGCAAGCTGGCGGCGGGGCCGTCGCCTCGCAATCATGCGAGCCAAAGCAATGTCTTGGAACCACATGTATCCGGGCCAACCTGTCACGGCTGCTTTGTGCGATGCGGTGCTCCGCCGAACTGCTGGAGTGGACACAAGGCATGTCGGGCGCACAAGCGGCTTCGATGAATTCGAACTGCGAATCCTCCATGAGTCTCGAGCAAGTGACAGGAGTTTTGCAGAACCGCTTGCTTGCTGCAGGGATTTCATTTCAAGACACTTTGCGTTTTCAGTCGAATCTCAACGCGTCGCTGAATTACACTTGTCAAGCTGGGGCCGCGGCAACGAAGCAAACTTGCCGTATCTGCCAGAACTTGCAGAGTACTACGCAAATGGATTTGAAACAAAGTGGGGCCCACAGTCACTCTCAAAGTACTGGTCTGGTCGACCCAGTGACGATGCAACAGCGCTCTTCGCTAACCATGCCAAACACGGAAATGCTGCGACCTTCCGAGTTCAATCAGGGACCTCGGCAAAGTGGCAGTCGCGCAAAACAACGGCGTCGGTTGTCGACCCAAGAATCCACAGACCCCGAGTCGGGCGAGAACACAACGAGTGGCTCGACGAAAGTGCAGAAAAGATGATTTCAATGTGACCAATCAAATTATCAAGAAATTCAAAGATTGACAATGTGAATCGAGCCATTTGGCTATATCGGACCTGGAGTTAAGTCCTTAAACTAACACCAATGCCGTGAGGCAGCGGCGGACCTGGATCAAGTCCCAAAACTGATACCTCAAAGAGACCTGGGCACGTCTTAAAACTGCCCAGCGCGCCTCTTCGGAGGCGCGCCAGCCCACCGGCGCTACCCGGTCGAGTAGTTCTCGTAACAACTGAACCAAAACTGCCTACGGGCGAGGTTTGCCACCTAGAAGGCCCCTGCAAACGTCTGGGTACTGCGTTTGTAAGAAACATCGACCCCCCAACCAGCCAACAAACAAGAAATTGACCAAACCAAAACCGTCCTCAATGACCAGCAAAGCTGCGATCAACGAGGCCGTCACGAGCGCGACGCCACAAACCGCTCGCCGCGTGCTGACTGCACACGCGAAGGAAATCACAAAGGGCCAACTGAACCATCTCACTTCTCTCATGTTGCAGACAGGGCAATCGCGAGCCGTATCGAACGAGCAGCGCGATTCCGCTCAGCACTTCAGCAACATGTTGACCCGGTTCGCAGCGACGCACCCAGTTGCGCGCCAGCTCTTGTCCCAAGACCCCCGTCTCGATCCCAACTACAATCTGCGCTACGCGAACGCCGGCTGTCCACTGACGTGGCTGCCCCCCCGCCCCTATTTCAATGGACAGGATGCGGGGCATCGCTACGCGATTTGTTCAGGCGGCACCTCGATCACCACGATCTCGATCGCTGCCGGCGAGTACCGCCTGCTTGTGATCGACCCCAACGACCTGGCTGGATGCCTCCGGATCGTGGGAGAGAACGATTGCGGAACGACTCAAGCTCTGTCGCGGGCCGAGCAAATTGTCGACCGCTCGTGGGCAACGGACTCCTCCATCGTGTCGTGGGTGGGCCACAATCCTGTGAGCCCCCTCCTGGACGCGACGGCAGTCAAAGATGCGAACCACATCCTCACGACAACGGGCCAGCCCCTGTACGTGCAAGTGTTGGGCTCGCGTCTCAATGCGACGGTGAGCGTGCCCTACAACGGGCAAGCCATCAGTTACCCCCTGAACCCCGGGACACACCCACAACGATTGGGCGCCGGGGCAGTGCCAATCGCCTACTCGACGCCGACCGGAACGGGGCTGGGCGAGGACTACAAGGGGGCAACCCATTATCCCTCGGGCCTGACACTCACAACGCTTGATCCGCCGTCATTCGTGAAGCAGTTTGCCACGCCCCAGGTGCAAATGGGCGCTTCACACTCAGCCACGATGCACTACAGTGTTGTTGGGCAACCCGACTCTCACTGGAGCCGTTACGGCAAGTTTGACGCCACCGACGCACCCGCGGGCAGCAGCGGAAATGCCCAAAACAACCTGGCGCCCCGGGACAAGATTTCTCATCTCTACCGACATGGGTGCCTGGCCATCTACAACAATGGCTCGACGAACGTCACTGTGACAGCTTCAGCACACGTCACTTACGCTGCCCGGATTGACCCGGATGACAGCGTGACAACAATCGACGCCATTGCAAACATGATCCGCAACCACGCACCGTCTGTCACTCGACACCAACCGGGCCACGGCACTGTCATTGAGCCGTACAAGACTCCAAACCAAGCAGATCTTGTGCGCCACAATGCCTCCCTCGGGTCGAATGACAGCGGTGAACGACCACGCCACCCCTCTCTCACAACGGGGCAATCAGGCCTCACGACCGCAGCCGAATCTGGTGCAGCCACCTACGTTGCCCAGCGCGCGGCTCAGACAGGAGTGCGTGGGCTACCTCGGGCTCTTCTCGCAGACGCTGAAGGGGCCGCCAAAGCCGTCTTCTCAAAAGCGCGGGCCGGAGCCCGTCGTTTCTTCTCAAGTCCTTTGCTGCAAGAAGCTGAGAACGTCGG